TAATCTTCATATTCTTTCCTCACTATATTGTATTTGATTGCTTTCATCTATATATTCTAATATCCTGTGACTATTACTGCACAATCTCCAACCATTAATTATAATTGATTGTTTAGATTTAATGCTATGATTTCCAGTTTTACTTTCTATTATATATACTTTATTATGACAATTTGCACAAAGATAAACTAAATTGTGCTTCTTATTAGAACCATTTAATTCTTTTGGTAATATATGATGTTTGTGAATCTTAGATCGTTCTTCTGTAATAAATTCACACAATTGACATTTATACAAATTAATCATAATATCTATTTCTCCTATTAATATTTATAGATTTTATATAAATACTTATAAGATTTTGAAGGACAGCGTAGGCATACGTTTCTTGCCAGTACAAGATTACTTCAAATCTCTTACTTTAACCTTACTGGAGGTATCTATGAAAAAATTAACTACAGAAGAATTTATTAAAAAAGCTCAACAAATACATGGTGATAAATATGATTATTCAAAAGTTAATTATCTTAATAGTCATATTAAAGCTTGTATAATATGTTTAGAACATGGAGAATTTTGGCAACTCCCAAATTGTCATTTAAATTATAAAGGGTGTCCTATGTGTGGAAGAGAACATAAAAACGAATGGAGAAAACTAACTACTGAAAAATTCATTCAAAAAGCTAAACAAGTTCATGGTGATAAATATGATTATTCTCAAGTGCAATATATTAATTCTGCTCAAAAGATTTGTATCAAATGTCCTGAACATGGTGAATTTTTTCAACTTTCCAATAATCATTTTAAAAACGGATGTCCTAAATGTGGTGGAAGTAAAGCTTTAAATAAAGAAGAATTTATTGAAAGAGCGATTAGAATACATGGTAAAATATATGATTATAGTAAATCAGAATATAAAAATAATAAAACTAAAATTTGCATCATATGCCCCAAACACGGAGAATTTTGGCAAAAACCTATTATTCATTTATATGAAAAATCTGGATGTACTAAATGTCGAAGATCAAAAGGTGAAGAGACAATCGAACAGTGGTTAATAAATCATAATATTCAATTTGAAACTCAAAAAAAATTTAAAGACTGTAAAAATAAATTACCATTACCATTTGATTTTTATTTATTAAATTATAATATTTGTATTGAATATGATGGCATACAACACTTTAAATCCAAAAAATTTTATGGAGGAATTGATGCTTTATTTATACGCCAAAAAAATGATAAAATAAAAGATCAATATTGTATTGATAATAATATTGATCTTTTAAGAATTCCTTATACTGAATTTAAAAATATTAATAATATATTAAATTCTTATTTTAATATAAAAGAGGTATTCTAACTGGTTGTCCTTTATTAGCAGGACAAAACATAATTTCTCTAACTTGAAATTTAAGACCTTTAAAAGTCTCTAAATCAATTTTAGATTCTAACTCTTTTCTTGCACTTTTACGAATATACCCTATAGTTATGTGTGGATTATATTCGGGCCACTTAGTTGTATAATGAACATTTGATCTAAAATATTCGTTTATTTTACACACAATGTCTGTGGCATCATCTAGAAAAAATGATCCAAAAGATTTTAAATCAATTTTCATTACATCATAATCTTTTTCACCTTCAAAAAAACTAATATTACCCAATTCTATTTCAAACGGTTTTATTTTAACAGCTAAATTTCTTATTTCATCGGGTTCTGTTGAGTGTATCCCATATAATAAAGTACAATGACTTTGGTTTTCTAGTCCCAATGAAGGATCATCTTTACTAGTATATATTGCATTTTTAGGAAGTCGTTCTCCAAATTCTTTGATAGCTGTTGCTACATCTTCTTCAACATTAAATTGTACTGAAGAATATTGATATTCACCATTTGAATTTTCTTTAAAATAAAATTTTTTGAAACCCATTTATATCTCCTATTTTAACTTATATTGTTTCCTATTAGTATTTATATTATTTAAATAGAAAAGATTTCGATTTCTCCTAGATATCCATTTTCACCTTCATAATCTATTTCATCGATATCCCCTAATCTCTTTTGAATAAATTCTTGTTCTATTTCTCTTTGTTTATCTTCTGTAAGGTCTTCCCATTTAATCTGAACGATCATAGACCTGTTACCTTCTTTAAGGTATTGGTTTGCCATCTCATTTATATTCATACTTATTCCTTATTTAAATGTCATGATAAAATCTTTAATATTTATATTAGTATTTATACTAAATTAATATAAATACTAATATAAGGTTAGGTTTAATACTAGTAATATTAAACCAATCCACAGGAGTTCTTGTGGACTGTCCCTTAACTTTATTTATAGGAGTTCTAATATGCCTAAAAAATTAACTACGGAAGAATTTATTCAAAGAGCTAAACAAGTACACGGTGATAAATATGATTATTCTAAATCAATATATATTGACAGTTATACTAAACTAAAAATAATTTGTTCTAAACATGGTATATTTGAACAAAAACCATACATTCATTTACAAGGTTATAATTGTTATCATTGTGGTCTTATAGATCGTGATAATAAACATAGAAAAAATATTGAAACTTTTATTATCGAATCTCATAAAATTCATAATAATAAATATGATTATTCTATGGTACAATACAAAAATAACATAACAAAAATAAAAATAATTTGTTCTAAACATGGAGTATTTGAACAAACTCCTAATTCTCATATTAGTCAAAAATGTGGTTGTCCAAAATGTGCCAACGTATCAATTCCATCAACTCAATATTTTATTGAAAAATCTATAGAAATTCACGGAAATAAATATGATTATTCTAAAAGTAATTATATTAATAGCAGAACTAAAATATGTATAATCTGTAAAAAACATGGAAAGTTCTGTCAAATTGCAAGTACACATTTAAGAGGATGTGGATGTCCCAAATGTCAAAGATCAAAAGGAGAAGAACAAATTGCAAACTGGTTAAAAGAACATAACATAAACTATAAATGTCAATTTAAATTTAAAAACTGTAAAAATAAAAATTTATTATCATTTGATTTCTTTTTACCAGAAATGAATATTTGTATTGAATTTGATGGTAAACAACATTTTCAACCGATTTCAGAATTTGGTGGATTAATTAAATTTAATAAACAAAAAATAAATGATAATATTAAAAATCAATATTGTTATATCCATAATATAAAATTAATTAGAATTCCTTATTACGATTATAACAATATTGATATTATATTATCACTTCATACCTAAGATAAAATTTTTAATTTTATCAATATCATTTACATTTATATTTTTATCAAGAATCCAATCCATAGTTTTTTTAATAATTTCTCCTATTTTTTTTCCTTCTGTTTTAGGATTGATTTTTAACAAATCAATAATAAATTTACCATTAATAATCTTTCGAATATTTTCTACTGAATTACTACCACTATATTTACTTTTAAGTTTTTCAATCTTTTGAATAATTTTATTCCATTCTTCTTCGTCAAAAAGTTGACCCCTGGCTCTGCTATCAGCTTCGGCTACACTTAATAATAAATCAAAATATGGACTATTCATCATTTTCAAAGCAGTAGAATCTTTTAACTTTAAAAATTGAGGCATTTTCATATGATTAGCAGCAGCAAATTGTAAAGCTTCTCTAGTATCATTATCTAATTTAAGACGATTAGCTATTTCATCAATCATTTCAAATGCTTTAGCCTCGTGTCCATAATAATGATGTTTATTATCATCTCCAACAGAATGTGTTTTTAACTTCCCAATATCATGCAAAAGAACCGCTAATGTAACTAATGGGTCTTTAATTTTAACTGTCTTAATAGCCTCAATCACATGACCAAGTACAGTTCCTTTTAATTTACCTTCACCCTCGGGATGGTCTTCGAGACTATGTAATTTATCTGCTAATCCAACAATTTCAGGAAGAATATATTGCATCAATCCGGTATTAATTAACAATTGAATAGATTTTGCAAAGGTTTCTCCTTCAGCATCAGCCATTTTAAAAAGTTCTTGAGAAATTCTTTCAGCAGCAACTTTCTTTATTTCTGGCGCATGTTGTTTAATTGCTTCCATAGTCTTATCGTCTATACGAAAACCTAACTTGGAAGAAAATCTCACTCCACGCATTAATCTTACAGGATCTTCAATAATTCTAGTCTTAGGATCTCCAACAAAAGAAATAATTTTATTTTTAATATCACTTAATCCATTTACATGATCTATAACATTTCCATCTTTGTCAATGCCAAGTGCATTTAATTTGTAGTCACGCCTTT